GGTTGAAGTTGAAACCGTTAAGGTTAAATGCCATTGTACAGATACCCATAGAGGTTAACCATACACAAATAACAGGCCATGATGCTAAGAAGAAGTGAAGACTTCTAGAGTTGTTGAACGATGCATACTGGAAAATAAGTCTTCCGAAGTATCCATGAGCAGCAACGATGTTGTATGTCTCTTCTTCTTGTCCGAACTTGTAACCATAGTTCTGAGAATCTAACCCAGTGGTTTCACGGATAAGTGAAGATGTAACAAGAGAACCATGCATAGCAGAGAATAATGCTCCACCGAACATACCTGCAACACCTGCCATATGGAATGGGTGCATTAGGATGTTATGTTCTGCTTGGAATACGAACATGAAGTTGAATGTTCCTGAGATACCTAGTGGCATTCCGTCAGAGAATGAACCCTGTCCGAAAGGATACACAAGGAATACTGCGAAAGCAGCAGATACAGGTGCAGAATATGCTACACAAATCCAAGGTCTCATACCTAAACGATATGATAGTTCCCACTGTCTACCCATATAGGCAGAGATTCCAATAAGGAAGTGGAAGATAACCAACTGATAAGGGCCTCCATTATACAACCACTCATCAAGAGTTGCTGCTTCCCAGATGGGATAGAAGTGAAGTCCAATAGCATTGGATGATGGAACTACAGCACCAGAAATGATGTTGTTTCCATACATGAATGAACCAGCAACTGGTTCACGGATCCCGTCGATATCGACAGGAGGAGCAGCGATAAACGCTATGATGAAACAGGTTGCAGCAGCAAGTAGGCATGGGATCATAAGTACACCAAACCAACCAACATAAATTCTGTTGTTTGTTGATGTGACCCACTCAGTAAACTGAGGCCATCCTTGTAGCAGCGAACTGTCTCTCTTTTGTAGAGTTGTCATTAGTCCAACTGTAAGTAGGGCTGCAGGGTAACAGCGAAACTTAGGTTCCTTCAGAACCCTAAACCTGAAGGTAGGATGAGAGACGGATTGTTATTCTGCCTAGTCTCGGTAACGGCAGTAGGTAATAAATGTCCTCGATTGAAGACACTAGTATTATATATGAAGTTTTGTATCTTGTCAAATCCACCTTGTGACAGTTAACTCAACGGCATTATTACTATTAACTTTCTGATTTTCTATCTCAAAACCTTGCGACTTTGCAGTGGCAGTCAGCAATTGTATGCAATATAACTGTGTTATCTTTTCAATAAATCTTTCTATTGGTATCTGATGAGACCAAGTTTGTCTATCAGTTACTAACTCATAGCATTGAGTCTGTTTATTCCATACGAAACCTATGTCATCACCTATGGTTACCTCACATCTCACCCTCTCATGATCATGTCCTATAGGATTCACTAACTCTCGATTAATATCAACTGGATAACCATCAAGCATCAATGCTTGAATCAATGCTGGTTTGTCCTTGATTTTTGTTTTGACTTTGCTGAAGTGTGACATAGTTATCTGTAGTTGAGATTGATTACAACACGATTGTATTGATCTGTAGCCGTGACACTAGAGTGTCTCATACCACCATCAAAAAATAGCATACGATTAGCAACACAATCTATTTTATCACCATTCTCAAACATTGTACACCCATCGTTGGTGTTGATGTACAATATGCCCACTTTGTGTGGGAAGTGTTGATCAATGTGGTATCCTGACACAATATTATTTACAGTGCGTGGGATCATGTTTGCTTTGATTCGCAGCATCTCTTTCCATGTGAAAGAGTCGATGAAATCCTCAAGCAATTGTCCGTAAACACTTTTCCATGGATTATCTAATTCATAGTTAAAAAAACCATGCGTAAATTGTCCGTGCTCATGTTGCTCATTACTATCATTTACAAAGTTGTTCCAATACCATGGAAAATTATTACCCATCAAATTATCACTAATCACTTCAAACTTATCTGAAGGTAAGAAATTATCAATAACTTCTATGTTGGTCTTAATGAAATTCCATTGTAATGAATGGAATTTCAAATCATTGATGGTTGGATAGATCTTGGTCTTGATTTTGCTGAAGCGTGACATAGTATTCTGGTTTGTATTCTCGTGTTGAAACTGTACCGAGTGCTTCTTCAAATGGTAGTGTAATATCTAGGCACTGTTTTGACTCAGCACCTTGTACCTCTTCTGTAACTGTCCCATCTTGAGCGATGGTAAATTTAATTGATTGTTTTGGCATAACATAGTTTACCAATAAAAAAGGGAACCGTCAAGGTTCCCTAATCCATCTCGAACTCAATTGTATTTAGTCTCTTTGCAATTGGATAATAATCCGATCATTTTTATAATCTGCTTTAAATTCTAATTCATCTTCTGGATCCCAACAGAGTTCCTCATATAAGGCATTGAGAGTTTCCATGTCTTGATAAAGATCTGTAGGCATGTTGTTTATTGAAAGAAATATTTAGATTAGATTTTATAATCAGTATCGTATTGGTTGTAACACTATATCAATCCTAAGGATCCTGCTGTGATACCAACACACATAAAAAATCCAAACTCTACGAGATCCCTAGAGCCTGGAGGTATAGAAGTTAATAGTAGTGCTAGAGGGATCACTGTAATACAAATGAAAAAACGTTAGCGTATGCTGTTGCTGCTAAAACGCAACCGAAAACTATGAAAGGCATGTTATGCTCCTGAAGGTGAGTATGCTGGTGCTAAATCTTGCTGTCGAATTCTAATCCCTTTTCCACCATCATCATCGTCATCGTCATTGTTAAATGCACGAAGAAGTAGTTCAATTAGTACTAAAGCAGCCATCGGGTAGAAACACCACAGAATAGCTGCTAAAGGGGATATTGAATCAGTCTCGACTAAAAAGTCAGACATGTTTAGAAATGTTACGAGTAAGTATTTATACGTTAGGATTTTCTAACTAAAGTATGTAACCTTAGTGTAGACTGCGAGTCCAATCCAGAAGGCTACCATTGTAAACCTTCCGTTTGCTCTTACTACTAGGTCTAATGCTTGTGATGGATTCATTAGAATATACCTGGAATGATTTGACCTGTGGTGATGTAAGCACCTGTTGCTGCAACGAATCCAATCATTGCCATCCATCCATTAAACTTTTCTGCTTCTGGTGTCATTGTTTTTCTCCTTTTTAGATTTGGAATAGGGTTAAAAGTGACCTCCACTTATTAGTTGAGGTGGTGTAAAGACCTTAAGTCTTAGAAGATGCCTGGAATAACTGCACCGAATAAGATGTAGTTATGTACAAGAGCAAAGAATCCAATCATCGCTAGGCGACCATTAGTTTGCTCGGCATTCTCCCAGTAGTTGAAGTTTTCGATTACTTCTATCTGAGGTTCAGCAGCAAACATATTCTGCTTGCCATACTCAGTAGTAGTATAACGCTTCATACTATTAGTTGAAGTTGTCATTCGTTTGTTAAGAAACGTAACATAATTATATAGTAAATCTAAAGTTCTGTCAAGAGGTACGGTCTATAAAGATCCCTTATGACAGTCATAAGCAATAAAAAAGGGGGGTTTACACCCCCCTTTTAAATACACCGTGATCACTATGAATAACTGTCATACCGTGAAACACCATCTAGTTTAGAGTCTATTGGTAAAGACTAGAGAACTATCTTCTCATCATCTTCATGTTCAGGAACTGTGACAGTATCGGTACCTGTATTAAAAGTGATAAGGTCTTCACTAAAAGCAGAAGGGAAGGTTACAGGTTGTGATGCATCATATGCTAGATCATTCACTGTATAATTAATACCAGTAATAGTATCAGTATTAATATCGAGACTTATTTTATCTTGATCAAGTTGCTTTGCAATTGATTTAATACCTTGATAGTGTCTCCAGATCTCACTCTGAGTACTTGCATCAATGTTGTTTTCCATAGCATCCTTGACACAATTTTCAAGTGCTTGTATTGCTGTTAGATAAGGGTTCATGTGATTAAATTTGCTAGTTCAGTAGTTTTTTCATTCTCAAGGTCAGCATACTTATGTAACTGATCAATAATAATATCAATCATTGCGTCCTCAACCTCTTCATGTTCAAAGAAATCGGTGTTCATGTGAGAAAACATTTCACTACCTTGAGATTATAGCAGACTCCTTATGGAGCGTCAACTATTTAGATTAAAATAATCCTTTCTCATGTACCTACCCAGTATATTGCTGTTGTAATATGCTGGTTGACCATCGTCAGTAGATTCAGTAAGTACATTATTTAAAAATAATTGTCGTGTCTCTTCGTAGTTTACTTTACCAAGAGTAGTATGTAGAGATATTATTTCTCGTTTGAAACAGGAGTTCCCAAGTAACTTTCGATCTCCTTTAAGTTCTTCAGAGCTTCCGTAGTACTTCTTCCAGTCACTCTCAGACGTAACCCTTCTCTTACCACCTCTAGGTTTACGACGTTGTGTAAAGTACTTTCTGCCGATGTATTGTTTACCCGATTGCAAATTTGTAATACGGTAGACGAAACCGAAGAAACCGTTAATGTCGTTAGAAGTAAAAGTTGTACCCTGATAGGTCCAGGGGTTCTCATAACTTCCCTCAGAAGTTTCTGTATCTTTTTCATTAGTCGCACTCTCCGTCTTCATCATTAACTTGGGCATAGGATTTTATTCCATCGCCACTATCTATACGATAAGCAGAGGTGTCTGAATAAACTTCAGACTTTAACTCTGCTAATGCTCGTTCTATATCAGTTATTAATGTTTTTAAATTTCTTTTTTCCATTACTCCCAGTACTCATCTAAATGTTCTAATACATTGAGCAGTATCCTCTGTGCTGCTCCTCTCTGTCTCTCATCCCATTCAGGATACCACCCATTTTCTAACCCAGTTTTCATCTTCATGATCTGGGCTACCATCGTTACCTTATTCACTCTACCGTTCACTTCAGTTTATCCTGGAGTTGACTCCAGTCCGAGTCAAACTTATCCATACCCTGATCAGTTAAGATGTGGTCATACATTTTATTAAATATATCCCAAGGCAGAGTACAGATATCAGCCCCCACTCGAAAACACTTTGCGACTTGAATTGGTTCTCTAATTGAAGCAGCGAGTACTTGAGTTTTAGAACCATGCGTTGTGAATACATCTGAAATTTCCTCCACTAATGATATACCATCCCAATATTGATCGTTCAAACGACCTATGAATGGTGAAACGTATGTTGCACCTGCTTTAGCAGCAAGTATTGCTTGAGCAGCAGAGAATATAAGTGTTACGTTAACTGCCACCTCATCCTCAGATAAATCCTTACATGCCTTAAGACCTGTACGTGTGCAAGGTACTTTAATAGTAATGTTAGGTGCTATCTCCAAGTAAGTATCAGCCATGGCTAGCATGTCTTCTACTGTTTCTCCCACTACCTCTGCTGATATTGAAGCATCCCAAGGAAAGATAGAAGTTATCTCCTTAAGAACATCCAAAGGGTTGTGACCATTCTTCAACATCAAACTGGGGTTAGTAGTAACTCCATCAATTAACCCAGTAGAATAAGACTGTTTTATTAGGTCAACATCAGAGCAGTCTAGAAAAATTTTCATGACTCTCAATACAATTTCCAGTATTTATTATCACATAAAAAAAGACACCTGTCAATAAGGTGTCTTTATATACAAATCGTGACGTTACTTAAGCAACATCAAGATATGAAGGTAGAACTTCATCTACTTTGCTATGCTTAACACCTCTATAAGTCAGTTCTGACTTAGAAGATGGTGTTGCTTTACGTGAATTGGTGTCGTACTTGACACCACGGTAAGTGACTTGTGCCATTTGTTTTCTCCTGTAGGATTAGGTTTATTAGACCGTTCCTTCAGTCGGCTTTTGCGTCCCATGTACACTCTAGTCCTACTGCTTCCGTAAGATGTACTTGGTACATCTCCACTATCTCTTGTCTGGTTTCAGCACTAAGATTTCTCTCAGTCTGAGCACGATCTACCAGTTTTGATACATCGGCACAAGTTAATGCAGCAGCTATTAAAAATTCCATAGGATGAACGTGTCCGTTCCGAGTCGGCTTACTTGCGTCCCTTTTGGGATGAACGAAAAGGTATCTGGTGATACCTACTGACTATTTATGTCAGAGAACCATTACAAAGTGGTCCATATTGATACAATAGCATTAATAACTTGGTTCGTCAAGCCCATTACCCTCTCTTTGTTGCCAAAGTTTACGTTCCATCTCCCACATTGCTTCTGCTGTCTGGTCTGGTAACTCGTGTTGGCCTGCCTTGTCTAGTAGTTGGTCATACATTTCAGCATTATCAACGATTGCCTTCTGTAGATCCTCTAGTTTCCACTCTATATCAGAGCTGGAATCCAGCGAAGGTATCTTCGGTGACATCTTGTTTGATTCCTCCAACGACATACGATTCGATCTCCGTTTCTTGTGGTGCATTTTGTTGACCCTTAGAGTTGAGCCAGTGCTCAGTCCAAGGTAATGGATTATTTCTAAGGGGTTGATCATATATAGGTTTCAAACCTATTGCTTTCATTCTCCTGTTAGCAATCCACTCAACATAATTATGCAACAGTCTATCATTTAATCCTATCATACTACCATCTTTGAAAAGATAATTAGCCCAAGCCTTCTCTTCATCTACACAGTTCTTAAACATTTGCACAACAGTTTCTTTCTCTTCTTCTGCTATCTCTTGCATCTCTGGATCATCTTTACCATCAGACCAGTTCTTCATTATTTGTTGTGTTAATACTAAGTGTTGTGATTCATCTCTCGCAATAAGAGATAA